TAGCTTTGCAAGGGCCGCTGCTTATGAAGGGCTGATCGGAGGTATCCTTGGTGTACCACTAGGTGGTGCTTCTTTTGCCAGCAACCAGCTTGTTGAAGCGCAAGTAAGGTTTGATGAAAACTATGTTGCTCCTGAGTTTGTCCAGATGCAGGGGGAGGATGGCCAGCTTAGTGAGCAATTTAGAAACCTACAACTTGTGGACGGAGCAGCATCCCAACCCGGTATGATTAACATGGCATTCACTACTGTGTTTGGTAATGCCACAGACAGTCTGAAACAGAAGTATGCTGATTCTCCAAAGATGATGGCTTTGTTAGAGAACTTTACTATCAACAGGCGTGATAGAGGCCCCGATAAATTCACTATTAATGAAAGCGCAAAGGGTAAGGAGGGAGAACTCCAAACTGCTGCAAAGATATTTAACCAAGCCAGCAGTGCTGTGCGTAGAGCTGCTTATAAAAACAAGAGTGAAGGACTTGCCCCGGCAAATGACGTAGAATCAGCTCTCTCCTTTGTACTGGACGAACAGATTCCTGATATGTACAACCGGGCCACTCGTTGGTTAGGACGGGAGGATGGCTTGCTCACTGACCCGACATATCTCCCTACGCATCTTATGATGGATTATCGAAAGATGGAAGACACCCCTAGCTACTTAGAAACTGCTAGACTAGATATGGTAGAGAATGGTAAGTCTGATCTTCAGATTTTCAATACACTCTCGGTGCTACAGACACAAGTTGAAAGCTTTAAAGCAACAGGCGACCCCCTTCACGCTTCCAAAGCAGCTACGATTACTAAGTCACAGATTGGGTGGACGGAAAGCATCCAAGAGGTTGTAGACAAAAGTCGTGGGAAAGGTTTGAACAAAAAACTGAGGAACAGGATAAAGAACCAGCTTTTAAACGAGCGAAAGACAACTACCCGCCAAGGGGCTTTAACACTGGACAGAAGCTTAGGAAATCTAAGCCAGAAGTGGCTAACATCTTTCTTCAAAGACGAAGACCCCAAGGCATCCTTCAATGCCCACATACGGGCGGTGTCTGAGCAAACGGCCTTAATCGACAGGTTCGGTCTTGATAACACATTGTTCGACGAAGCTGTCATAGATATAGCCCTAGACCAAGCAGTGGAAGGCAACCCTTTAGACGCTTCTGATGTAGACAGGCTGTATGACATACTGCGAACTCAGCAACGTCTACACCTACGCCCTCTCAAGAGTGAGAAGGTTAGGACTATTCAGAACAACGTAAGGGCAGGTATAAACGTCAACTTGCTAGGGCTGTCTGCACTCGTAAGTATACCTGAGTCTTTGACTATTTTTATGAACACTGGGGGTAAGGCTGCACTACAAGGGTTGCTCCAGACTCTAAGGCTGACCCCTCAGACTAGGCTCGCCTCTGAACAGCTTGGGTACACTATTAATGGTGCAATCAACCACACGATTAACCGTACCGGAGAGGAGTCTTTTGAGGTTAAGAACTGGGAATCTGCTTTCATACGTTGGACTGGCTTGCCCTATCTGCAACACTTTCTGACAGTGTGGAGTGCCAGAGCTAATGACGTACACATCCGTGATATGCTTGCAGAGATGCAGGCGGGTGTCTCACCTACCAAGCTAACCTATCTCAACAGGAAGCTGGCGGAAGCTGGCCTTGACTCGGAGAAAGCACTCTTGTGGGCTGAAAGCGGGTTTCCTATGGACAGTGACTTTTTCGAAGACACTTACATCCCGGCTGTAGTTAGCTTGACCCATGACACCATTGTAGACCCCCATCCTATAGATAAGCCCCTCTGGATGAACGATGAGAGATTCGCTCTTGTAGCACAGCTTAAAGGCTTTATGACAGTGTTTACCAACCGTGTTATGCGGGATTGGAAAGACAAGGTGGCAGGCTCTCCTGAAGGTAATATACAGCTAGCAACTAAAGTGGCACCTTATGTGGCTATGTACATTGCAGCTCAGATTGGGGCGCAAGCTGCGAGAGAAATGATTAAGTCTGGTGATCTTGATAACTGGGATGAAAAAGAAATATCCACACGGATTGGAGATTCTTTTGCCTATCTAGGCGGTATGTCATATTTCATTGATACCTACAGAGCTTTACAGTGGAGAGGCGACCCCCTCGCCAGTGCCCTTGGGCCGTTTGCATCTATTACGATGAGGCTAGCGGGTTCAACAGTGCAGGGCATTGAGAACAGCGACCCTGAAGCTATCTTAGATGCTTTCTTCAAACAAGCAATTCCCAACTTGCCGGGCAAGAGTGTAGCCCTTGAATTGATAACGGAGGAATAATGAAAGTATCACAAATGTCACCTAAGACTAAAGCTGCGCGGAAGAAGACACAGGCAGTTTACAATAAGAAACCGGCTAATACTAAGAAGCGGAGGGAAGCTGATGCTGGTAGGGAGAAGCTGGGGATTAAGAAGGGCAGCAATATGGATGCTAGTCACCAACCGGGTGGGGGTATGAAAGCGGAGAGTCGATCTACTAATAGGTCAAGAGGAGGGAAGATGGGGGATAAAGCGAGAAAAGCTGCGGGTGGCCGCAACTCCTCTCGTAAGGGGGTTAAGAACAGAGAGTAGTTACTCCTCTTTTTTCATACTCGTTAGCATACGGCTAAGCTCTGTAATGAATGCCTCAAGCTCTTTTACAACCTTCTTATCATAACCTTCTTCCATGCTATAGTAGAAGTTAAGATGGCAGCTACCAGAGTCAGAGAAGATTTCTACTTCCTGATAGCGGCCTGACGTTGTGAATACCACAGGGTAGTCATCTACCATCATCACCTTCCGTTTACTTTTGTTACCATTGCTCATCATATTTTTCCTTGCATGACTAAAGTGTCAAATGTATCACATAGGTAGTCGCAGTACATCTCATGTGTTTTTATAGCAGCTTGTCTCTCCTCGTAATCCTTTGCCAAGTTTAAATCTTCAACAACTCTATACATATCCCTTATAGCATCCTCTAAATCAAAGCGTGTTACGTCTGAGTACTCAGCTTCCATCTCTGTCTCCTCCTCTGTTAATGTAAGACTTGTAGTAGTATTCACACGTTTCTCCTTTTATATAAAAGCTAGTGTAGCTTTGCTCATACCTATCAGGTGTAGCTGTAGCTCTAACACAAGAGGCTTTCTTGGGACAGAGTTCAGAGTTTGAACACATTGCTATGTCTGGCATTCACTTCCCCTTAGATTCCACAAACCCCGCCTCCACAAGCAGCGTCACCGTTTTCTTCAAACACCACTCCTTTATGCTTCGTAGCTTCCTTGTAGCTACAGCTAGTAAGCGGCTGGCCTCCACGAGAACCATCAGGGTAAGCCGTAAAGCCCCGTAAACGTGGAGCATAGCGAGCAAGTACTTTAGCGAAGTCTTCAACCAGAGTTTCGTTATTAAACTCTGTACCCCACGCTGGCAAGTTAATAGTCGAGCTGATAGCCATGTCCACATAGTCTTGCACACTTGCTTGAAACTTGATACGCTTTTCATAATCCTGAGCTAACCCCGATGATGTTTCTATTTTGTTTGGGTCTAAGTCGTACTTCTGTATCAGTGCTTCCGCTGTAGCGTCTACCACATACTCATACTTCCAAGTAGAACCACCGACAAGATAACGGCGTTTGTAAGCAACAGCATACAAAGGTTCAATTCCGGTGGTTGTTCCCGCAAGGATTCCGATTGTCCCCGTTGGAGCAATAGCACGATAAGCAACAGGGCGGCTGATACTAAGGCGATCACATAAAGCGTTACTAGCACGTTCACTCTCCTCTCTATACACTTCTAACCATGTCCTGAGTTCAGGATTCATCTCGTAGCCATAGCCTCTCTGAAGCAGCCACTCGTGTATCCCCATCAAGCCAAGCCCTAGCCTCCGATTTTTCTTGCGTACTTGATATACTTTGTCGTAAGGAAGATCAGCAGTGACAGTGCCGCATACGAGAAAGCCAGCAGCCAGTCTAACGATAGCTCGGAACTCAGCAAGGCTAGAAACATTACCGATGTTAATACTACCAAGGTTGCATACATCCGAGTCATCTGCGGAGGTGACTTCTGTGCAGGCATTTCTGAGCGTTTCATTCTCTTTATCTCCAAAGTTAAAGCTAAAGCCGGGTTCACCAGTCTCCATTGCTTGCCTACAGTTAGTTAGGAAAGTCTGAGGCAAATGCCCTTGACTAATATGGTCTAAAAACTTATTGTCATAGTTCAAGCTAATGTTAGTCTGATCCATAGGTGCCGGGTAGTTGTAGTTAGCCACCTTAGCATCATGCACACTAACCTTGCCTGTTACCATCTGGTCGCGCCAGTTTTTAAGAAGCAAGAACTCGCTAGTATCAGCATGTTGCCAATTCAGAGAGGCGTAGATGGCGCTGCGCCTGCTACCACCTTGCATGACATTTCGCCCGACTTCATTAAGTGAGTACATAAGAGGAATAGGGCCGGACGCTGTTCCGCCCGTTCTACCAAGCGGCGCTCCTCGTGGTCTGAACACGCTATAATCCACCCCAATACCACCCCCAGACATAAGGCAATCACTGCTCCTCTTGAGCAAGCTACCCCACTCCTCCCTAGTATCCTCCTCGCCTTTGAGTAGGTAGCAGTTATTGTAGAAACTAGCTTGTCGTCCTGCATAATAGATATACCTCCCGCCTGCTATAAATTGCATATTTATCATATACTGTTTTAGTTCGTCTTGCATACTTGCAGGCATTAAACCTTCTGTCACATCTTTCACAACTAGAGCGCATTTCTCAGGCCAAGTCTGAGTTTCAGTGTTAGCGTACTTGTGCCTGAAGATATTCTCAGCAAAAGAATTGCTCCACTTAAAGTCTTTAGATTCTGTCATTTCGCATTCCTGTGTAATAGGCTTCATATTGGATAGGGGAAAGTTCTTCTACTGCCTTTATATCAGAGAAAAGCCAACCCGTTTTTTCGAGGACACTTACTTTAGCGTCTGCCTTACTTTCAGCTTTAATAACAAAGCTCCCTTCTGTACTATGCGTTACCTTGTAGGGTGTCATCATACATTTCTCTCCTTGTTGGTACTGTAAGTGCTTTAGTTAGCCTATCTCGACGACATCAATGTCGTCGACATATCAGTAACGTGGCGGTCTATCATCCCCTTCTTTGTAGTGCTCTGCATAATACACCAGAAATATAACATTAGCAATGATATGACCCCAGTGATTAAAACCACTGTCCTCGTCTAACATCTCACCAGATGATAGCTTCTCAGTGTGCCGTAGAATACAGCCCACACAGACAGACCACTTCATCCCCTTTGCCCAGTTCCATGCGTTGTACTTCTCAGCGCCAAACTCTAGGACACTAACAGCTTCCATAAAATACTCACAGCGGGGGTAATTATAGAGCCATTCCCCCAGCGCATCTGTGTCCCCTTCTTGCCAACCTGCCAGAGCCTCCAGCATCCACTGCTGATCGGGTGAGAGGACATGCAATCTTTCCCACCTATCGAACCAGATTCTTACAGGGATTAAGTCTAGTGCTGGCTTGCCACTGCTCTTTCTCGCCCCACTGCCCTTGTCATTGCTGTCTAAATCTCCTACTGTTACTTCGTCCATCCCTGTCTCCTTATCACATCCGTTATACGAAAGGCTGTATTCTGTAAACCTATGTTGAACCACCTCCTGATTATATACCCCCTAGTCACACTAAGTACAGTGAAGAAAGCTGTTATTTGCAAGTTACTAGTAGTGGTGTAGGGAATGTCTTGCCACCATGCAACATACGGCCAGCAGATAAAGCTAATGAAGAAGCCAATAGCTACGCTAAGGCACACTTCTACAATGCTTTGTAGCTTTGTTTGATTCACTCGTTACTCACCTCTACCCGCTCGCGTTTTAAAATCTGCTCAATTGCACTCCACAGCTTCTTGTTTTTATCTTCTAGCTCAGCTATGCACTCTGCCGCTTCGATCATCAGGGCCGTGTCGCTGCCCCATGCAATGCGCTCACCAAGGGAAATCCTATCCGCTTTCGATTTCAGTCGGTCGTTTAGGTCATTCATAAATCACTCCCATAGCGTTTCTCAAGATAGCCCAAGCTCACAGGCATCTCATCGAATGCCCCGTCCTGCACCTCGTGTAACACCCACAAGCCTCTCCAGTGGTTATTAGTCTGAGGGTTCAGATAAGATTCAGAGTGAGGGCTATAGACGCCAGCATGTATGCCAGTCATCCTAGTACCGTCTGCTCTCGTAGCAAAGGCTATGTCCCTTTCCTGTATATGCCCCATCACGCAGCTCATGTGCTTCTTAGTGAGCATCGCCCTTGCTGAACTCACTGGCCTACCCATCACCCCAGAAGTGAAGAAGTGAGAGTAGGCTACGCCATCAACTACCACTACATCGAGGAAGGGGTAGACTTCCCAGCCATGCTTTTCGAGGTTGCTATCTCTCTCGAACGACATAAGCTCTTCCAGCATTGCATCATCGTTAATGGCCCTCTCAATCCTTTCTTCATGGTTGCCTCTAGTGAATATAAGTCGTGGGTTCCATGTCCGTTTCTTCGCACCCCTAGTGCCAGCTTGGCAGCGATTAATCGGAGCCATAAACATATCCATAGCATCGTTGCCAGCTTTAATGTCTTTAACATAACGTCTTCCCTCGAAAGCTGCTTTGCCCTTATCGTAGGAACTGAGAGAGGGCATGTCCCACCAGTCCCCTATCATTATGATTACTTCCGGTTGCATCTCTACAGCATACTGCCCTGCCCATCGCAAGTGCTCAATACTATCTCCGGGCTTTACTTGTGTGTCAGGTATAATTAAATGTCTCAAAAGGGTATCTCCTCTGTAGCGGTACTCCTATCAGGACACGATGAGCACACTCGCTTGAGAAGCCACACTTCATCTTCTAGGAATTTAATATGATGCAGGAGTTGTACCATATGCTTCTTAGAGAATGAGACTTCTTCAACGGCTAACCCAGCCGTGAGTGGCCCGATTTCACCTATCCAATCTAACGCAGTCTCCATCAGACGATCTCCCATGTTTTCTTCTTCGTGATATTGAGGAGCTGCTCCCACTTGTGGCTAGCCACTTCCTTATACCTTGCATTGTCTCGCCACAGATACTCTATGTGCTTGAACTGTACATCTAGCTTTCTCCTACTATAAAACACTTCCGTGGGAGTTTCAACATAATACATCATTGCACTATCTTCTTTGTCTTTCACTTGAAAGCCCCTCCGTCTATGATCTCAACGACCAGTTTAACAAACTGTCTCTCACTAGGATTAGTGTCGTAAATACTCAAAGGTAAGTTAGTGTCGAATACATCTTCTAGCTCCGTGAGTATGTCCATCTTGCTGAGGCTATCTAAGTCCTCAAAATCATCATACTGGAAGTAGTCATAGTACAAACCCAATAACTTTTTAATTTCTGATTCAGTGTTCATCGCTCCTTCCTTTCTTTAGCTGTCTTCACTGTGTGACAAGGGTGGCAAAGTATCTGCAAGTTATCTGCTTCACAGAATAATGTCTCTACAAACCGTGGTAAGTCTCCATACTTCTTTAGACTCCCCGCAGGTTCAATGTGATCTATTGCTACTTCCTTATCCTGATACCACTTCTTACACTTAGCGCACTGGTATTCAAACTTGTGCCTCCCTTCTGTCAACGGGGGCTTATTTCTCCTGTGCTCGTTCTTCACTTGGAACTTAACAGGCCACTTGCTTGACGCTCTCCTCAGTGCAGAGCGTAGGAAGCTAAAGTATCTAGCTTCCGTCCACAAGCCGCCTGCTCTTGTCTTTGGTACCCTAGACCTAGTGGGTTGTTTCATCTGGACTTGTTCCTAGAAATTCCTTTCTGAAACACTCAAGGAGTTCTTCCCGCACGAGTTCGAGAAGGGGTAATGCGAAGACCGGCGTTAGATTCGTCTGAATCCTCAGACCCCCATCCTCCAGTGTTATCAGAATCGAACCCACCTCCTCGTCTGCTGCTTCCGTATCCGAATTCTTCGGAAAATTCAATACCTTCAAATCGGGCTTTTGCGGTTTCATATAATACCTCATTCAATGTAAACATAATAGGATTGCCATCTTCATCTAACTCTCTCACCATCCATAGCAACTGTGCATTTTCTACAATGTAACCTTTGATAACTTCTTCGCTATATCCTTCTGAGATTCCCCAATGTAAATAAAGCTCGTAGACAAACGTCTCTGTCTGCTCAAGATCATGGGCTTCCTTCATCAGCTTACTCGCCCCTGCCTTACCTACACCCGTCTTAGAAATGCCGTACTTGGTGCAGACATGCGAGGGGAGTTTAGGTATCCCTTTGATGTTATCCGTCAAGTCCCCCATCAGCATCTGATACCAGAAGTGTCGTGTGGCTTGGTAGTCTGAGTACCAGACAACTTCACCTGTCCTCGGATTGTGGTGCCAGCCGGGTGTGTTGTTTAAGTCTTTGTCGCCCGAAGAAAGAACAACAGTGGCTTTGTCTCTGTCCCCGCCAGCTAATAGGAAGTCTTTGTATAGCTCTATCGAAACAGCATCATCAGCTTCCATTCCGTGACAGGGTATGGCGTTCTGTACGTCGAGGAGGTAGGCCAGAATGTCAGGGTAGTGTGCTGGCTTAGGTGTTGACACTCTATTCGCTTTGTAGCCTCGCGTCACAGCAATGTCCTCTCGGAAGTTACCATGCCCTTTGACGTACAGCACTCTCTCCTCTGCGTCACACTCCTTTACTATCTTGTTAAGACTGTTCTTCACTGTCTGTAAAGCAAATGCCAGTGGCTCAGACTTAGCTGCAAAGCCTACACTATAGCAGAGCTGGTCACTGTCTATCAACACTGTTTTAAACCTACTCATATCAAACTCCTTCTGGTATAACACTGTTATAAGAAGGGGGCATCCTTGCCCCTGTTAGTCTACTTGAAAATGTCACTCAGATCATCTGAGTCTGGTAGTGCTACCTCCGTCACTTTAGGGGGGACAGGTGTCTTGGAAGGCTCCTCGGAACTGCCATCCACTATCTTCTCTTTCAGACCTTTAACCATACGATAGACCTGCTGTGTATGCTCCAAGAAGAAGCGGTAGTAGGACGCGCTACCTACCTCGTCTGGTTTGAACTTTGCCATCGCCATTGCGCTTGCTATATTACTAGCATGGCCAATCTCTACCCCTAGTGTGCTGTAGCCACCGCCTGTAGCTTTGGCGGGGGCTGCTCTCGGAGTAGAGCCAGCGGTCTTAGGAGAGCCACCAGCACCATGTTCGTACTCAGCTACCTCATGGCCGCTTGATACGATCTTTACAGCATTCAAATACTTCCCTGTCTTACCTGCATTAAACGTAATCATATCCCCCTTAGCAGGGATGGTAAAGTTCACTTGATCTAAACCCGTTCCATACCAATTGCCATCGACAAGAACAGCCAGCTTGCCCCACTGGTTCGGGTTAAGACATACTTCCACTACACCTTGTATTGTTCCACTCATAAATACATCCTCTGGGTTAAGTTACTTTCTATACTAACAGTATATCACGTTATAAGAACCTCGTCAATCACTAATGTGTTTCACTCCAATCTGCACCAATCTTATATGAGCCACTCAGGGGTACATTCAGTTTCAAATATACACCTGCATCCCTGATAGACTCACACCCTATTCTGCCTACTTCCTCTGCAATGTCTGGCAGACACTCCCACTGCTCCTCGTCGTGCATCCGTATCAATCCATGTGCCATATCCCCGACAGATTTCTTAATACGCGCATCAGCAATAACCATAGCATGTTTCATCACCACTGCGCCAGCGCCTTGCAGTTTTGTGTTAAGCAATGCGCTTTTTTTCCTTGTAGTCAAAAGCCTACCATCCAAGCCTATCAAATACTTCTGCTCAAGATCGTGCCACTCTGCTTCCAAGCTATCCTTCAAGGAAGTTAAGCCGTGGTTTAGTTCCCAGAAGTGGTCGTACCACAGCGTAGCTTTAGTCAGACTGACATTCAGACTTTCTGCTAGCTTCGGCGGTCTGGCTCCGTAGGTGATAGCATACTTAAACGTCTTCGCTACGTCCCTGTCCTTCAGCCCTAGCTTCCTCCAATTCAGTGTGTGTACATCTGTACCCAGAGCACTGTCACCTTCCGTAAGTGTAAGGGCATAGTCTGGGTCGAATGGGTAAACATAATGGGCTTCCATACATGCTTCCAAGCTGTCAGCATCCCAGCCTACCATCACCTTCCCCCCTCTAGCGCGAAAGAGAGAGCGAAACTCTTTACCCATAAAGCTAGTCACTCGCGGTATATTAACAATACCCCTATGCTTAAACCTCGCCGTAGGTGTCCCGCAAGTGTCAGCATCAGAGCGCATAACGAAACCCCCTCCGGGGACGCCATCAGACTTGACAAGCAAGCCCGTAGCCCCAGAAGCCCCTTTCAGTAAACTCATTTTGGTGCGCGTCTGCATCCATTCAATAAGGATTTCAACCCACTCAACACCCTCTCCCATGCGCCGCAGATTAGGGCAGATTTCCTTCGTCACCTTGTCGGCAAGAAGGGGGCTAGTCTTCACAGTGGCCCCTGTTTCCTTATCTCGCTTTACATTCCACATTGTAGGTTCCCAGCGTGATTCCAGCAGATACTGCTTAATGCGAGCTGTCTGCCCCGGCTTTAGCTGCTCCTTTGTAGTTAAGGGGGAAGTGAGAGGCAGTGGATAGGTAGCCCTCCCAGAAGAAACAGGGGTAGCAGACCACTGTCCGAATACCCCCGTAGTCTTTCTGAGTATGTAGCCATTCCTGTCTAAATACTTCACAAAAGCTACGCTTGGCCTCCCGTCCTTCGTGATCTGAACTATAGGCGGCATGTCGAGAGCCTTTAGCGGTATGTCCACTATAGGTAGTTGGGTTTCTAACTCATCTTGCAAAGTATCGCTACGCTTATATAGCATGTTATAAAGATCAATCCCTGCTAGCTGGTTGAAGGAAACCCCCAAGTCCACTTGTCTTTGCACTATCTCTGCTACAGCTTGCTCTATTTTAAGCGGATGCTCCCAACTAGCAGAAGGGTGCTCTGCCACAGGGAGGGAGAGTAGTTTGTTTACCACCGCAGCAGTCACCAGTAGGTCTTGCTTCAGATAGTTCCTCAGCTCTGGAAGCGGCGTAAGGTTATAAAAATCCTCCTTCGCTTGCTGGCTTTCTGGTACATCATCCTTCCAGAAGTCGGGCCTAGCGGGGAAAAAGTGTTGCGCCATAGCCTTGAGTGAGAAACCCTTTGCATGGTCAGGCATTAACATCTTAGCAAGTAACAAGCCATCTACCTGCCGGTGGCCATGTTCTAGGAACAGCGCCCCAATGTCTACCCCCAGTAGCCGCTTCATTACAGGCAAGTCAAACCGCGCACCGTTCCATGTCCCAATAGACCCCGGTTCCAACAGCTTTAGCAGCTTGGCTAACTCCGCCCCGTCTTGAAAGAAATAGTACATCGCGTCTTTAATGCGAAGGATGCCAGCTAGCCGCATCTCCGTAGCAGGGATGGTTGTCTCTATGTCTAGTATATAATCAACACAATTGAGTCTCATTTAACTTCTCCCGTGAGCACAACTGGCTCTGGCCGTGGTGCATTGACGAGCCTACCAGTTTCGGGGACATATAACAACCTGTCCATTACCCCTGTCCTGCTGAACACCCGGTTCTTCAACACCCTCACTTTAACCTTGTTGTTGTCCGATTCTTCCTCAGCTTGTTGATCGCGTTCTAAACCTATCACTGCAAAGGAATACTGCTCTAGTGCTGCACTACCTCGCAGGTCAGTGAGCCGTATCTCTCGCCCCTCAGGGTGCGCTACACCGTCTGTCTGCCTCTTGAGGTGAGCTACAATAACGATTCCTACACCTGTCTCCGTAACAAGCGAAGCCAGCTTGTTCATTAGTATGTCAATAGCCTTAGCCTCCCCCATTCGATTATTCTCAGTACCAGCAAGCGCAACTCCTATGTGATCGAGGATGATAAAGTCTACAGAGCCTGAGCGAGCGTAGCTAGACAACGTGGACAATAGGCTGTAGTTGTCCAAGTTCCCAGTGTGCCTGTAAAAGTAGCTCTTGCCTCCCGCTATTAGCTTATCATAAGAAGGCTGACACTCAGACATACTAGGGGGTGCAAACTTAAACACATTAAGCGGGATGTTCATATCCAATGCTATCAAACTCTTAACAGTTACCTTGAGCTGATCTTCTAAAGCTATGGATGCCACGCCTAGTCCTTGCTCTATCAGACACTTGGTAATCTCCCTAGTGAAGGTGGTCTTGCCAATACCTGAATCAGCGCACACCATAACAATCTCCCCCTTGCGGATACCATGCAGGGCTGACTGTAGGCCAGCGAAAGGCAGGGGGTATCCTTCATCCTCTGGCTCGAGTAAATCCGCTAGCGGTATGTCAGCCCCATTGACAAGACCTAGTGGCATGTACTGTTTAGCTGCTGCAATAGCTCGTAAAAAATCCTTCTGATGCCCTGCAACATGATAGTCACTTGCATCCTTGCCCAGCTTACTGTCTAACAAAACAATCTTCACTGCCACTGAAGCAATAAGCCAATCCGCAATGGCGGCGGAAGCGGCAAGCCCCGGTTTATCATTGTCCAGACAAAGATACACTGTCTTGTAGCCCTTAAAGAAGTCGAGCTGTGCTTTAACACTCTTGTCCAGACTTGCGCCATTGGGCAAGCTAACTACATCACACTCCTGCGGTACGATACCCACCGTTAGCATTTGCTTTGCTGCTAAGCAATCCTCCTCCCCTTCAACCACTAACAGCTTCCCACTCCCCTTTGTGTAAAGGTTACGCCCAAACAGAGTAGACCTATCGCCCTTCACAGAGAATGAGATAGACTTAGCAACTCCCAACTGTCTCCGCTTATACCCTACAACCTCCTCGCCTTGGTAATGCGGGTAAAATATATCGTGCCCGTCATGCCGCACACCATACTGCGCTGCAATCTCTAATGTAATACATCTGCCAGTATTTGTGCCAATCGGTATAGCCTCAAACTCCTCAAGAGTCATGCCCCAATGTGCTTCTTCTTTTGTTAACATCTTCTCTAGCTCCGTTGTAGTGCTACCTTCGCCAGCCATACCCTTGTAACCGCAAGCATGGCAAAATGTGTTACCTTCTGGAAAAACAGTGAGGTTATCCCCAGTCCTGTCTCTCCCTTCTTCCCGGCAGGAAGGGCAAGCTGTCTTGTGCATTAGTTTTCTCCATAGCTGTCGAGGTAACCCAGTTCGCCCATCGCATCCTGTCCGTACCCATGATATTCATCATCTACCAGTAAACTTCCTGTGTCATACTTCCATGCGACATCACTAGCCATACTCTGCAAGTCCGAATCTTCTGAGTCTTCTTGGTCAGTCGCAGCTTTAAGTGCTACTGGCAAACAGACATGGCATAGGCTCTCGAACTGCTGAATCTCTACCCTCCAAAGGGGATAGAAAGAAGTGTTACATGCGCTGCATCGTGCATAAGCTCTTTCTAAGCTACTCATTGCTAGTTCCTTTTTGTTTGTTTCTTTGTCGATACTGGTCAAGAACTACGTTCTTAACAATCTCCTTAACAACAAGCTACAGTACTATTATACAACTGCTGTAAATTGTTGTCAAGTTTTATTTTCAATAGCCGTAATTATACCCCATAGCCCTTCTTTTCTTTCATCTTGTCCAAGACTAGCCGGGCAATATCATCGAGAGGGTGGTGTTCGCACAGCCTCTCTATGACAGCTTCGGGGCAGTTTTTCATCCAGCCCGATACTTCCGCCCAAGCGTCTACAGTAGCCGCTGCCGCGTGCGCTATCGGTTCTTCCCACGGCTCAGGCTCTGCTGCAACGAGGGTAGGGGGTACTACTGGTGCCGCTTCATAGAAATGTACAGGAGAACGCTGTGTGCATTTGATACTATGCCCAAGAGCCTTTTTACACAGCCTCGATACATCGTTGATTACATTGTTGAACTGTTTTTGTCTGAGCTTGTACTCATCGGTACCTTTCTCCGGTTCAGCGAGCCATTCATTCAGGTCACTGCGTAGCAGAGTCACAACGTCTGCTATATCAGTTGCTATTTTGCCATCTGTCTGACCATGCTCTAATTCGTCTGCAATGTACCCTCTAATGTCTCCTTGAAATTTGGTGCCTGTCCGTACCGCTTGGCTACCAGCTTTTGCCATCTGATCTATCTGTGCGTTCATAATCTTTTCTCCTAAAAGGTTGGGTTGCGCCTTATAACATGGTTATAAGGGCGCGAGAGTAGCTACTTACTTCCAAAAGCGGCGCGTAAGCATTCTGTTACGTCAGGTAGTTCTGCGCTGCTACAGAAGTTAGTGTAACACATTTCAATAGCCTGTTTGATGGTTACGCCATGCACCACCATCTTGCATATATCATTAAGCTGGCGAGGGCTGAATGCCGTATTAAGCTCACCCTTCTTGAATCCTGCGTGAATCAGGGAAGAGAAGGTAGCAAGCTGCTGTACCTCAAGAGGTGCCATCGAGCTTCCCACTAGTGCCGCGATTAACTCTTGCTCCTCATACCTCGACAAGTAATCAGCTTCCAGAAGGATACCCCAAGCGTTGCGGAAAGCTGCATCCTGCACGTTAGACATAGGGTACTTGTCCATGTTCTCACCGTCACCTTTTGTATTATCGGTAGCGCAAACTACCCAATAGCTGTCAGGTGTAATCGCCTTAGTACCAGCTTCCTTCATCTCTGGTAGATATATCTCATTACGATCTAACACCCGCTTGTATATCATATTAGCACCTCCCGGCGCTCTGGACAGTTCATCGAGTATCACTACAGTGGGAGCGGTCGCAGACAGTGGCAAGTCACCGGGAACAAAATTTGTGTCACCGTCTGTGATATGCACAGTGCCAAAAACTTGCGCCTTATCAAGCTCTGCTGTGTTGTCTATGCGTAAGACGGGTCGCCCTGTCATACTAGCATAGTATTCATATATGCGTGTCTTACCGCAACCCGTGGGGCCTACAGACAAGGGCTTGATACCATGTGCAAAAGCAAAGCTAATCCATTCTATATCCTTTTTTGGTAGGACAAATCCCGTGATAGGTAGTTCGCATTCATATCCACGGAATACAGGTACTAGGTGGTTCGGGACGTGTGTAGGCTCGAACCCAAACAGCTCACTGAAAGGCACTGTACACATTTCTTTACCATCCTCGCGTTCAACCCAACCTGTCCCAGTCAGTTCAACTGGTTTTGGTGGTGCGACTTCCTCCGGTAGGTCAAGCGCAGGCTCTGGCAGAGTCTCGCCTAACATTTCCATAAGTTCGTCAGCTATACTTTTTTCACGTTCGCTCATCATGTCATACTCCTAAGGTTTAAGTTAAATAACAAATATCTTGCGCTTTATCAATCGTAACAGACAATGTTCCAAGTCTCCAACATTTTCTAAAACTTCGTGCTCAGGGTATAGCTTTTCTACTGATCTATCTTGCACTCCTATTCCATAAAGCTCTAGTCCTCGCCACTTAGATACATGGGCAATTACATCCCTCGTATAAGTGTAGCAGTCACCGCCATTGTCAGACGCAGGTGAACCGTCCGAGAGGACGATTAGTATCTTCCTCGCTTCGGAGCGAGCCACCAAGTCTTTCGCAGCCCACATTACACTCTCGCCATCGGCATTCTGAGCCATCTTGCGGGTGATTCTAGCGCAGTCGTCAAAGATTTGCAACTTAGACCGTTTTTCTGCGTACTCCTTCACGATATAGTGCATAGCATTAGGTGTTCTTTCTGTGAAAGCTGCTATTTTCATGGGTACTCCCAATGGACTACAAGCGTCATTGAGCAAAGCCATAGCGGCAGCAGTTACATTAAACTTCCTCCCCGACATACTACCGCTTGCATCGACTAGCACGAACACAGCACACCCGCGAGGGTCGGCGGCGTTTTCCTTTCTCGTGAAAACATCCTTAGCGCCACTAGGCACTCGGTAAAGGTCACGTTTGTCTAGTCGGCCTTGCTTGTGATTATGGCTCTTTCGAGTCTGCATTACCGATTGAAACAAGCGGCGAGCACTTCCCGCCAATCCTGCTCCCTTTGTATAGTGAGACTCGTATTCTCCCACATGCCTACTTGAACCTCCGGGCAAGTCTCTGGCCCTTTCGACAATCATACTCGTCCATGGTATGTAATCATCCCTCCCTTTGTGGTCATACACTATTTTACTGTGGAAGGTACTACTACCCTCCTCGCCATGTCTGTGACCCATTAAATCTTCATAGCTGACTTCATCTGCCACCCCACCCTCTTTTTCGTCTGAATCTTCAGACTTCTCACCTTCCTTGCCCTCACTGGCAGCGGCAGCTTTCTCCTTTTCTTCCTCCGGTGAATGGTCTGGAGAGTCTTCCAACATCCTTATAACAATGTTATAAACATCCTTGATTGTCTCCAATTTGTCTAGCATAGGCTGGAGGTGAGAGTACTTACTCCAATCCACCAGACGTGAGAACTCGATGCTAGGTATAGCGAGGTCTGGCTGGTACTTAGCTCGCCAGTCGTAGCACATAGCTAGTGCTTGTGTGAATAGCATTTTATCTTTGCCCTCCGGCAATCCATGCTCACTTAAAGAATCGACTCCGCGCTGGCAGTAGTATGCTTGCGTCTTACTGAGCGACTCATCCCTGCCTTTGTATAGTCCAAAGTCATTCATCTCATTACGAACGTCTTCCACCACATTGATGAGTAACCCTATTAGGGAATCAAACCCTATATTGTTCGATTCCATGAAAGGCAAGCAATCTTTCAGCTTTGGTGCATGGTGTCCCACCTCGTGATACACTTCACCCCGCCACTTGTCCCATTGTGCAGCGTCCCAATATGGGCTGGGTTTCTCGACATAGACTTTACCTGTCACCATGGACGTGCAGGGCTGTTTGCATCCTTCTTTTGCCACTAATTGTAGGCCAAGTGAGCCTGCTACTCGCTGCGCTGCGTTGAAATTGCCTACACTGTCTACTATATCTTTCATCGTATTGCCCTCTCGTGGCTTATAACCATGTTATAATGTGTGTCTCCGTATAATCTCTAGCCCTCTGCTATCCAGAAAACATAGTCCCCGATATACACGTTGCAGGCTTGTGGCTCTGCCTCTTGAAACTCTAACACTGTATTCCACATCTGCACCACCTCACCCTCTGTGAAACCGTCCATGCTGTCACTTTCGGTATAGTGGAATAGGTCTTCTGATAGACACTCGTGAGCATGGGCTAAGTCCTGAGCTTCATACGGTTCTGCATCTGGCATGTATCCGGGCATGTTACTCCCAACTATATATTTCATAACGTAGTCCTTTTCTTTATCAATGAGCCACTGATTACCAGTAGCATTAGTAGTGAAGATTCAATGGGATATACTCCCGCCAGTCCGATTGCCATACCTGCTGTTAGTCCGTAAAACGTTACCATGATAACATCCTTTTGGTTTAGTTGCCCTTATAACATTGGTATAAGGGTTTAACTGTTTTTCATAAAATACTTCCTTTGAGTTCAGTTGCCCTTATAACATTGGTATAAGGGCTATGGGAGAGTAGTTACTTTGCCGCTTTTTCTTTAAGCTGTTCGACAAAGTTTGCAAGTACTGTAGTGATGCCGGTGATGTCATCACCTGAGGCATTGGCGACTATATAGGCCGCAAGCGCCATTAGTTCCGCGTTCTCTTCCTTGACTACGCGCTTGCGAACGGCGGTAGCAACTAGCGCTCCACCTTCAACCTTCAACCCATGCCCGTAAAGGGCTTTCGACTGTCTTGCCAGTGTAGTACGCAATACTGCGAGCGACTTGCTATCCTCTGCGCTATCCAATTCGATCCAAGCTGCTATAGTATCTACCCCCGCGTTGTTTAACAGATCATATCGGACTGAGGCTGATACGTTTGCAGCTATGACGCAAGCGTTGGCCAATTCTGATTCATACTTGTTGCAAGTTTTCATAAAATACTTCCTTTAAGTTTAGTTGAGTTATAACAGTGTTGTAAGGGTTTTAATCTTGAAAGTCTTGGAACTGATCACGCAGTAGTTCCAACTCCTCAGCTTGTCTAGCCCAACCCAACATAATGGCTTCAAGCTCTGGGTCATAATTACCTAATGACTTCTGGTAAGTGTACGCAACCCACGCATCTCGCATTGCACAGTTTGCAGTACCCAAACTCGCCAGTAATATCCTTTCAAACTGATTGGCTTTCTCCTTTTTTCATAATAATACCCCTTTGGTATCGTGCAATATCCATAGGCATAGTAGTGCCTTGGGCTGTGTTGGGGGCTTTCGCTCCCCCCTGCCGATCAATATACAGGGTTTGCGGCAGCACGCAAGAGGGCTGTTAGACTGAAATAGCATAAGAAACGGTCTTGATATAACCAAACGTATAAGTCTGAATGCCAGACATAGCATACGCAAGAATAGAAACTGTATATAAATCAATGACTTACTAAGACATGGCCTAGGGCTTCCTGTGAGGCGCACCACTGCAAAGGGGATGCAATAGGTGTCAGGCTATGGACGAAAGGCTATCGTTCGATAGAGCGACTTATCCACAGAGTTATGCACAGGGTAGGGGGCATGGTATGCATTGGGTAGGGGATGGTGTGGGGCATGTTACGGGAAGGGTGTGGGATGGTTCACCCGCCCGCTCACATACGACACACGAGTCACGACATACTTGTCGCATGTATGAAGCTCAGACTTAGTGGCCTATCGGTTACCGAACAGAAGTTAGTAGTCACTAGCTATTAGCTACAGACTACTAGTCGCTAGTCTGAGACTCAGACTTAGCCAAACTATTGACACAAGCTATGTCAATACCTGGGGCAGAGCGACGATAGCCCTGGGCTATTGGCATACCTTGCGCCAATACCTGCGGCAAAACAAGTGACATACCTTGTGCCAATACATGCCGCCCCCACCTTTTCGACGTGGTCGCGCGGGGGGGTGGTTACATCCTCTCTCTGCGAGAGATACGGCAGGTCGACTTATCGGCCTAAAAAAGCAGGTCTGAAACTCAGACTTAGCGGCCTAAAAAGGAGTGTTCCACGAGAATGTTCCACAGCCCGGTCGTTTTTAGCTAGTTTCTGAGCTTTGTAACCCGTTGATAGCAAAGGATTATAAAAATAATAAAAAAAGTGCTTGACAGAGACTAGCTGTAATGTTATAATATTATATAGAATAAGAAAGGAAGTACTTAGCGAGGCACGAGCTTAGCACTTCCATAGAGCCTAAGCTCCTTCTTAGGCGATATGCGATGCTGCTTCTTTAAGCTAGCCTTTATATGATAATACGATGCAGCTTTCCAAGGGTCTATCACTGACATGGCAGTACATAAAGATAAAGCACTGCTGAAAGCTACTACAACCTCTATGGTTGATCTTGTCGCTAGGAGTAAAGGTACATTCTTTGCTCCCCGCGACCTTGTTAAGAAGATTGAAGTCCTTGCACCTCAAGCTGTAGCAACATTAGAAGACCTCATGCTAAACTCTAAGGCAGATTCCGTAAGGCTGAAGGCCGCTACAGAGATATTGGAGCTAGCAGGTGTTACCAAAGAAACTAGGCTGACTATCCGTACAGATGTTAAGGATATGTCTGAGAAAGAAATCAACAACAGACTAGCTGCTCTCATGGGAACCGCCATTGAAACCATAGAAGAAGCAGACTACGAGGAAGTAGAAGATGGTCAAGCGTAGGAAGAGATTCGACAAGCCGTTAAGTGGTAAAACATACCCTGTCAAAGATGCACCCAAAGCGAAGCCAGTAGAAAAATATGACAGAGCTATCAAGACTATAATAAAGAATAACGATAACAAAGCAGCAGCCTCCGCCCAAAAAGGGAGGGTAGATAGCACTCTCAGCAAGTCGGCAAAAGGCCCAAACGCTCTAAGGAAGACTGTAGCGACAGGTGTACGAGGTGGTGTAACTCACACACGCACTACCGCAAGCAATCCAGACGCTGTGCGTAAAGAGAATGCTGCAAAGGCTACAGCCACCAAGTCTAAAATGTCCAAAAAGCTAAAAGCACAAGGGATGGCGAAAAGCCCTGCATACCCGATTAGTGGAAAAGGGAAGACGATAAACAGAGCAGTGAGTGCTCCCGCTAAAAAAGCTGTCACCCTGAAAGCAGCGGCGAAGGTTGCTGGGAAAGTGGCAGCGAGAGCTATACCCGGCGCAGGTATGGCACTGATGGCAAGTGATGTATACGGTGCAGTGAAAAGTGAGAACAATAAACCCGGCAACAAAGCTAGAACTAAAGCTATGGGCGCGGCCCAAAAGAAACGCAAAGCTAACTCACGGCGTATAGCGAAATCATAATGAATGTACCTATAGATCACGATAGGGAGTCAGTGGCTTACGAGAGGGGCAGGACTGATAGACAGATAACACAGCTCACTAATGATGTTGCTGAACTTAAAGACTCCGTAAGACTTCTGAATAGGGCTTTGTGGATGTTGACAGGAATCATTGCTGGTATTCAATTTATTCTACCTTTGGCAGATAAAATATAATGGGACTCTTTGATATAGGCAGTGTTATTGAAGCAGGCGCTGAACTTCTAGGCAGGTTTATCCCTGATAAGAATGAAGCGATGCGCCTGTCCCATGAGATAGCTACAATGGGGCAGAAGCAGGGCCATGAATCAGCTATGGCTCAGATAGAAGTGAATAAAGTAGAAGCTGCTAGTAACAGCCTTTTTGTAGCAGGTTGGCGACCCTTTGTAGGCTGGACTTGTGGTGGCGCTCTGTTTAACAATTTCATACTTATCCCCTACATGGCTTTGTTTACTGCTAAGATTGTGCCACTAGACCTGACAGTAATGTTGCCTATCCTGATCGGTATGCTAGGACTAGCGGGGACTAGAACCTTTGAAAAAGTGAAAGGAGTAGCTCGTGAAAAGTAATAAAGACGGGTTTGCAAAGAATATGGAAGTTTGTGCTGAGCAGTGGACTGACTACCAAGAAGAACTCGACGAGATAGTATACCCCGGTATTGCAGAAGCTAGAGGCTTCTCTGAGATAGTGCATAAGACTAGTGCTATCGGGGAGGAGTTTCACGATAAATGCCCCCGTATTGCATGGTATTTGATGGTAGTCCGTTGGGTGGTTATCTACCCAGCCCTGCTTGGTACAATCGGGTATCTGCTTTGATCTTACACGGGCTGGAAGCAGTGAAGGCTTTAGAGCGAGAATTAGATTGCACTCTGAGCTACAAACAGCGCCGTGTTGTAATGCTAGAAGGATATGCTACAGAGCCGTACCTCGACACAAAAGGGATAGTGACAACTGGCGTAGGTCAGACTGGTCAGTGGATACAGAGGGGGTTTAAAGCCGCTTTCTTGCATCACTTAGACAGGGCAGAGGCCCGTTTCCCAGACTTTAGCCGTTATCCTGAGTTTATCCAAGGGGAAATATTGCAAGCAGAGTACAGGGGAGACTGGGGCCACAGCCCGAAAACTACCAAACTGATTAAAGAACGTAAGTTTACACCCGCAGCACATGAGTTTCTGGATAGCGCAGAATACCGAGAAGGTAACATAGGTATTAGTCGTAGGATGGAGGCAGTATCACTCGCACTAAGGCTCTATGGCCTACAAGAACTAGGATAAGGGGAATAAGATGGCTGTAGTAATCAACAATGGTGTGGCTAATGCAACAGGTACATTCACTGCTGTAGGAGAAACAGAGGTGATTGCCTCTGGTGTATTCGGCGCTAATCGCGTATTAGTAGAAGTGCGAGGCTCTGCCACGACTGAGTATGCACCCGTTTATACGTTCAACGTAGTGGGTGGTGTAAAGCTAGGAACTGCCGCAGGTAGCACAGTGAGGGTTACAGTGGTAGGGCCAGACGCAGCTAGCGCCATTGATGTAACGTGTAACTGAGGGTTAAGTATGATTATAAATAAGTATGCAGCGCCCCTTGCATACCCCCTTACAGGGGATAACCTGCTTGATGTATCTCCGGGAAACAGCAACTATTTCTGGTTTGCGAACAATGCACATGCTGTACTAGGGACACCTTGGCGACCGGGGGGACTCCCTTACTCGATCACAATGCAGACAGAGCATGACACTCTCGTTGCTACCGCTGGTATTGTTTCTGCTGGCCCAGCGACAGGACTAAGCCTTGGTACATTAACCAGCCTCCCCTATACCGGTTACACTGATATTAATGGCGCGGGGCAGTTCTCTGTGGCCAACCCTGCGCCTACGGGGAAAAGTTGGAACTGGAGGACAGATTTAACGAGTACAGGGATGACCGGAAACGTAAACGGTGTGGCTCTGACCACAAAAACGCAAATCCCCGCTTCGGCTGACTCCCCTCTTATCGAGTACATAGGCGCAGACCTCGATGGCTCAAATTACTGGATCGGCTCTGTTAGAAATGTGACGCTATTCGATGGTTCCCCCATACAAGGGCGGGAGTATCAGACAGGGAATGGCACTGCGCTCGGAACGCTGAATACGCCCATTGAAATTGATTGCAGCCAGCCGTGGGTTATCGAGTTTGACTGGGAAAACGGACAGGACGGGCTGGGAGGCGCAATGTACCTACTGGCTCACGCCACGGGTGGCCCTGATTTTGAACTGCTGGTGCTTACTAATGGCACTATCCGCATGGATATAGGCGCGGTTAATGCGTCAGTCCAGTGGAATAGCGCCCTTGCCAATGTTGCTTTAGGCCAGCGCAGCCACTACAAGATAGAGCACGTTAGTGGTACGAACACTATACTGACAATTGACGGGCGCACCATCGCCAAAACGAGCGGCAATATTTCGAGTAAAACAGGTACGATTTCCAAGCTACTGGCAACTGGCGGCGGTTCGGCTAAAACTGACGGTGCAATCGCTAATTTAGAAATTACCACCAAAGCGCCTAGAACGGCGGCCATTCACGGCTTGCTGGATTACGGCTCTGACCACCCTAGCGTTATCGAATTCTTCCCCGCTACGCAAAATGTTGTAGGTGCTACAGGCATTGGGTCATTGCAGCTTATAAGTGCAGGCACTATCGCGTTTAACGCTGAAAAAGGCATGAGCCTTGCGGGGGTGTGCGCCGCATTCTGGAACCCCGCGTTTACCACAACAGCTCACGGCTTAAAAACAAAAGGCTTTACATTGCAGTTCGAGGTTGAGAAAGGGCTTTTCGCCACGGGCTATACGCCAAGCGATGCAATACAGGGGGTTGCATCTGTGGGTGATAATGCTCTTAATGTCGCCGTCGCTCGGAATCAGTCAACTTCTAATTTTGTAAACCGCACTCAGGCAGGGGCGCAAGCGAGTGGCTTTAAAACTGCTAACGATTCCTATAGTGATTTTGTCCAAGTGCATTTTGTTATTGATGTAGCCGGACAACTGATGTCGATGTACATTGATAAGTTCCTCGTCGGTGAATTCGCAACAGCCGATCTTTCTGCTGCGACCGACTTTAATATCGCAATAGCAGGCTTTGGTGGTCTGTTTGGCTTTTCATTCAATCATCCGTTTTTTATTCGCAACGTGCAGATATGCGAGTACCCCAACACGCGGGTCAATGCCAAGAGCTTTGCTAATATTTCAGCATCACAGGGGTTGTACGGCGGATACCAATGCGTACCTACAGTAGCTGACGCTAACAACGTACCGCCTGCCCGTGTGTCGGGGCTTGCCCAAGCTGCAAATATCACCAATCTAGGCTATTACCAGCTTTCCACGTTCGGCCATATCGAGGCGGGTATGGAAAACAGAGGGCTTTCTGTCAATCCAAAAATCGCTAATTACGGTTCCGGTGGTGCGTCCATCGTGTATTGGAATTCAACGGGGCTATTCGGCCCTGAAGCATTAGACAACCACATGGAAGACTTAGTTGACAACGCGTTAGCTGACTTGCCTGCTGGCAAGGCTGACTATTTTCTGGTTGATCTGGCTGGTGGCGATGTTGTGCTGTTGAAAAAACTTCCAAACATGCCTGCTGACTACAGAGAACGAATCGAAACAACGATGAAGGCGCAGCTTGATAGGTTAATTGATAGCGGTGGCGCTGAAAGAATTATAATCCTTGGGTGCCAGCGGCTGTTTTTTACTTTCTCTGCCCCCTTCTTTTTTGAAACTGAGCAGTTTGCGGAACTGGTGCAGGAAGTGAACTCTATCCTCGCAACATTTGAAGACTACAGAGGGCTATGCACGTTTGTCGATGTGTACACGAACTCTAAAAAGGAATACTACATAGACAACTTGCACTGGAACACGCTCGGCTGTGATTATGTTGGGAAGTTAATCGCGGCAGCATTGCCAAACGCAGCATTCGACAGCGAGGTAACGTACACCTACCCACTTATCAAGCGAATCGACAATACGCCGTTTATTGAAAACACAAACCTAACGACAGGCGATGCGTTTAATGGCGTATGGACAGGGCAGAACTGGGTAGACGTTCCCCTTCGTTCGCAGAAGTTTGCGATTAACGAGGGAGCAGGGACTCAACTTCAAGACAGTTTCCATCCCGGTGATATTGCATATAATGCGGTGCTTACCAATGCCACACCCACAGGCGGTGGTTGGAACGGAAAGCCATAAAATCTAACGCAGAAGGAACGTCTGTACATGCCTAGTGTTAAAGAGCCAGCACTCCTTAAAGGACTGACTCCAGAAGAGAAAGGAGAGCTAGTAAAGCTCCTAGAGGAAAAGGAAGAACGGAGGAAGTTTAATAAGCTCTCGTGGTTCGACCCGTACCCTTGGCAAAAGAAGCTCTGCAAAGCAACAAAGGCTAGCAGACAAGTGTTGGCTATGACTGCTAACCAGATAGGAAAGTCTACTATAGGAGCTTATATAACGTCTGTCCATTTGACAGGCCGATACCCTGACTGGTGGAAAGGTAGGCGTTTTACTAAGGCTATCTATTCGTGGGCTGCTGGAGTTTCAAACGATACAACCCGTGACATTATGCAGACGGAACTGTTTGGGCTAGCAGAGGATGATAGCGCGTGGGGCACTGGGATGGTGCCCCTAGAAGACATAGGGACAAAGACTCGAAAACGAGGAGCTACAGGCAACACCTTTGACTCTGTGATGGTTAAGTTTCACAACGCAGAAGGGGAGCATAAAGGCTGGAGTCGTGTAGGCTTTAAGTCCTACGAGATGGGGGAGGAGAAGTTCTTTGGAAGGCCAGTAGATTTTATCTGGCTAGACGAGCAGCCCCCTAGCAACATCTACACACAGTGTATCACTCGGACGGTAGCAACCGGCGGTGATGTACTGATGACGTTTACACCAGAGCAAGGTATAACACCTGTTGTACACCAGTTTATGCATGAGAGGCAACCGGGCCAGTATCTACTGCAAGCAACATGGGATGATGCACCTCACTTGACAGAGGATGTGAAAAACCAGCTCTTAACCCAGTACCCGCCGCACGAAAGGGAGCTACGAAGTAAAGGTATTCCAGTGTTCGGCTCAGGCTTAGTGTTCCCTATTTCAGAAGGGGACATTACCTCAGACTACTTTGATATACCGAGCCACTGGCCGCGATGTGCAGGACTGGACTTTGGATGGGATCACCCTACCGCTTTGGTATGGGTAGCCTACGATAAAGAGAGTGATACTATCTATGTGTACGATGAGTACTCAGAAAGGCAGAAAACACCACTAGAACACGCAGCCGCAATCAGAGCACGACCTCACTATATACCGATTGTATGGCCTCGTGATGGATTACAGACAGACAAAGGCAGTGGAATATCCTTGGCACAGCATTACAGGGATCAAGGGTGTAACCTGCTTCCTAATGCTTTTACCAACCCTCTGACTACAGGGGACAGTGCAAAAGGCAACCAAGCTATAGAGCCGGGGATCATGGTAATGCTACACCGGATGGAAACAGGAAGGCTTAAAGTGTTTCCCCACCTAATGAGCTGGTGGAAAGAGTTTAGATCATACCACCGGAAGTCGGGAAAGATCGCTCCTATCGGAGATGATGTAATGTCGGCCACTCGCTATGCGTGTATGTCAGTAGAAAGATTTGGTGTATCAGGCTTTGGAAACTCAGGTGGTTACGGATTCAATGCTAGCGAATCCCTCCCAATCAGAAATTACAGTTCAATATAGGACATAGTATGGCTACAGATATTACAGAGCAAGTTATAGACAACGAATTCCTAGCGTCTTTGGTGACAAAGGAACTTGCTGCTGCTGATACATGGATGGGGAGTGGGCTAGCTCAAGAGCAAGAAGCCAATCTTGACTACTACTACGGTGATCTTTTCGGCAACGAAGAAGAAGGCTTCTCTCAAGTTGTAAGCCGCGATGTAATGGAAACAGTAGAGGGCATTCTCCCTGAGCTGATGAAGCTGTTTGCCAGTGGCGATATGGTGGTAGAGTTTGATGCAATTGGCCCTGCTGACGAAGAACAGGTAGAGATAGAGGGTCGCTACATTAACCATGTGTTTATGAACCGTGGCAATGGCTACAAAGTCCTTTACGATTGGTTCAAAGATGCCCTTCTAATGAAGAACGGTATTATCAAAGTCGAGTGGGACTCTAAAGAACAAGTGCAGTTTAGAAACTACACCATGCTTACGGAAGCAGAATACGAAGTGCTTATTGCAGGCGAGTCTGAAGATGAACTGTACATAGGCAGTCAATACGAGGTTGAAGACTCTGTTGTATACGAGATTGAAGACGTAACGTACTACGACTGCCGTGTACGAATTTCTCGGATGAAAGGCACTCCTCGTATTCAGCCGATTGCTTCTGAAAACTTTAGAATCCGACAACGATCAACAAGCATACAAGAAGCCTCTTTTGTAGCTCATGTTGAAAACAAAACAATAGGAGAACTCTTAGAGGAAGGCTATTTAGAGGAAGACTTAAAAGGAGCCGAAAGCGGTTACTTCCGAGCAAATACAGTAGCGAATGCAAGGTTTCAAGACCCGTCTGAGTCTCAGACTTTTGGACAAAGCGGCTGGGATGCTGACAGAGAAGTGCAAGTGGCAGAGTGTTGGACTAGGGTGTATTGCCCTGAAGCCAAGCGTGTCAAGCTGATACGGTCTATCAACATTGCAGACAAGTGCATTGAATGGGAAGAAGTTGATCGAGTCAACTTGATTAGCCTCAGTCCGATTATGATGCCCCACAAGTTTACAGGAATAGCCATAGCTGACCTCGTAAGAGACATACAAGAGATACGGAGCACAGTGTTTAGGCAGATGCTTGACAACCTAGCTCTACAGAATTCAGGACGTTACACAGCAGTTGAAGGTCAGGTAAACCTTCAAGATTTGATTGACAACAGGATAGGTGGCATTGTACGGCAGAAGATGCCCGGAGCCGTAGGCAGGTTGGATACCCCTGACTTGTCTCAGTTTACAATTCCTGTATTACAGCAGCTCGATGACATTAAAGAGAACCGTACTGGTGTCTCTCGGATGACAGCGGGTCTTGACCAAAGTGCTCTAAGCTCCCACCAAACTGCCTCTGCTGTGAACCAAGTGATGACAGCGGCGCAAGGTAAGATATTGCTGATTGCCCGTAACTTTGCAGAGACAGGTGTCAAAGAACTGTTCATAGAAATGTATAACCAGATAAGGGAGCACCAAACAACCCCTGACCTTGTACCCATATCTGGCAGGTATGCTCTTGTTAATCCGAAGGAGTGGATTGAACGCTTTGACGTACACGTTACTGTAGGTATTGGTAACGGCAACAAAGACCAACAGCTCCACCACTTGTCACAAATATCACAACTTATGTCTCAGATAGGAGGCTCACCTTACGGCTATTTGATTACAGCCGAGAACGTGTTTAACTTAGCTAATGAGTTCATCAAAAACAGTGGCTATGTTAACCCGACTAAGTTTATCAGTAACCCAGCTAATGTCGAGCCTCCTGAGCCTAAACCTGACCCAATGCTGATAGCTGCACAAGCGCAGCAGATGGATTCTCAAGCGAATGCACAGAAGAAACAAGCTGATATAGAGCTAGCTAAGATGCAAGCACAGCTCGACCAGATGAAGTTTGAATGGCAAAAACGGATAGATGCCGCAGAAGTGGTAATGGAAGATACTCAGAAAAGGCCAGTAGGTCTACAATCAGGGAAGTAAAATGGATGTAATCCAGAAAGGGCAAGCTGCCAAGAAGCTCTTGGCAAACCCTCTCTTACAAGAATCTTTAGAAACCATTGAATCAGCACTAATTGACCAATGGATGTTAACTAAAGATACCTCAGTGCGAGAGGAACTATGGTATACGCTGCAAGGCTTGAAAAGGTTTAGCACGATACTCCACATGACCGTGAGTAACGGTGCAGATGATCTCGCAATGAAGGAAAGTTTTAATGACCGATAACGTAGCAGTACCAGAACGAACAGACACTCTTGATGCAGCAGTGGCTAGACTTCTTAAAGAACCTGAGCAATCAGCACCTCTTGATGAAGAACCGGAGCCTATTGTGGAACCAGTGGAGCTTGAAGATGAGCTTGACACTGAGACTCCTGAAGACAACGAGGAGACAGAAGGCGATGATGAGGTAGAGGATGAAGTTGTTGAAGAAGTAGAGGATGAAGAGGAACTTGCTTACTACGTTGTGAAAGTAAACGGCGAAGAGCTGGAAGTTACCCTCGATGAACTCCAACGCGGATACCAGCGACAGAAAGACTACACCCAGAAAAGCCAAGCTCTGTCAGAGCAGCGAAACACTTATGACGCTCGCTCCAAAGAGTTAGACAATCTGCAACAAACTTATATGGAACAAGCCTCGCTCGCTAATGAGCTTTTAAACAGAGACTTGAAGAAGTTTGAAAAGGTTGACTGGGACACTATGAAGGTGGAAGACCCAGTAGGCTATTTGCAGAAACAGATTGAAATTCAAGAAGTGCGGCAAAAGCAAGTTGATTTAAAACAACAAGCGCAGCAAGTCTTTGAATACAATCAGCGAGTTCAAGATCAAGAAGCAGCTCAGCATTTGGAACTTCAGCGGAAAGAATTGCTAAAGATATTTCCAACATGGTCTGAATCTAAAGTGGCATTAGCAGAACAACAGAAGTTGGTAGAGTATGGCCTAACACAAGGCTACACCCACAGCCAGCTTTCTCGCGTGACGGATGTTGCCGATCTTGTAACCCTCAACAAAGCTATGAAATATGATGCAATACAAGCCACCAAAAGAGGTATTCCTTTGAAGAAAACACCCCCAGCTATTCGTAAGAAAGTGAAGGTGCAAGGAACCCCTGTGAAGGGTGGTAATGCCCATAAGGTAGTAGCAGAGAAAGAGGCTCAACTCCGAAGCTCCGGTTCTTTAAAAGATGCAGCAGCTCTAATGCTAGAGATGCGCTCTCAGAAACAAATTGTAAAACCCAGAGGATAGTATCATGGCTAGTGTAAATACATTTGACACCTACAAGTCCGTAGGTATTCGTGAAGATTTGACTGATCTTATTTCAAACATCACCCCCACAGACACTCCGTTTGTAAGCAACGTTGGTAGCGGTTCGACCAAGGGAACTTACCACGAGTGGCAGAAAGACTCCCTTGCTGCCCCTGTTGACGTAGCCGTTGTCGAAGGCGCTGATGCTGTTGCAGGCTCTTTGACTCCCACTGTTCGGCTGGGTAACTTCACTCAGATTAACCAGAAGACGTTTGTAATTTCTGGCTCTGACTTAGTTGCTGACAACGCTGGTCGTGGTGTAGAGATGGCTTACCAAGAAGCTAAAAAAGGCTTGGAAATGCGTAAGGATATAGAGTTCACCTGTGTGAATTCTAACAAGATAGGTGCAATCGGTGCTGGCCAAGCTGGTGGTTCTCCAGTAGCTCGGACAGTAGGTACCGTCCAGTCGTGGATCACTACCAACGCCCTTGTGGGTGCTGGTGCTGGCGCAGTGCCTACTAACGCGGGGCAGTCTGGTTGGACTACTCGTGTGGCTGGTACTGCAAGAACGTTTACTGAGGCTTTGCTCGAAACGTGTATTGACAGCATCTACCTTGCTGGTGGCGACCCTAGTATGATTATGGCTAACACCCAGAAGAAGCGGCTTATTTCCAAGAGCTTCAAAGGGTCTGCTGACACTCGTAATTCTCAGGTTCCTGACAAGACAATCGTTGCTGCGGTTGACTTTTATGAATCCGACTACGGGATGCTCAGTATCGTGCCTAACCGCTCCATGCTTCAGTCTCAAGTGTTTGTTCTTGATCCTGACATGTGGGAGATTGCGTACTACCGTCCGTTCTCTACTACTGATCTTGCAAAAACTGGTGACAACCAGAAGAAGCAGATGATTGTAGAGTGGACTTTGGTTTCTAAGGAAGAAGCCTCTGGTGGTGCGATTTACGACTTAACGTAAGCTAACTGAGGGGGTGGGCATAGCCTGCCCCCTTTCTACTTGCTAGGAGACAGAATGGATCGTACATTAGAAATTATTAAAGACTATAGCAACAATCAACTTGTGTTCAAAAAGAGCCAAGATGTTGGGCATATTATTGAAGCTAACCGGGCAGAACAAAATGACCCAATAGCAGATTTATCATTTGGTAGAAAGTTTGCATCTGTACCAATTGATGTATTAGATGCGTGGATTTTACATGACGGTATTGACTACCGCAAGATTAAAAAAGACCCAGAGATGCGTAAGAGGTTTTTTGCTAAATTGAACAGCAGGGATTGGTGCGGCTTTAAAGTGCATACAGGAAAAATCTAATGGCAAACTTAGCTTCAATCAGAGCGTCTGTTAAAGAATGGAGCACTCGGAGAAACATAGTAGACTCCACGATAGACTCGTTTATTAACATTGCTTTAGACAGGGCTAACTGGGCTTTACGGGTTCCCTCCTTAGAAGCGTATGCTTCCATCTCTATTAATGGTGAAGGCTATCTGCAAATCCCAACTGATTTTATAGAAGTGAAAGAGTTAAGTGTAGACCTAGACCAGTTTACTAAAATCCTAGATCGAAAATCTATTAGCGAAGTAGACAGTCTCGTTAATTTACAAAAAACGCAAGGCTATCCTGAAGTCTTTGCAAGGTTTGGCAACTACTTTAAAATTGCTCCTTGGTTTTACGGCACACTCTATAGTGCAAATCTGTATTACTACAAAGCAGAACCTACAATGATACAAGATGGTGATACAAACTGGTTTTCCTCCTTTGCCCCACAAGTGCTACTCTACGGAGCACTGCAAGAACTGTGCGACTACACCCGCGATAGTGATGGCGCAATGCTTTGGAAAGGTAAGTTTGAGGGAGAGATTAATATACTACAGGCAGTTGAAGATCGTTCTATGTGGAACGGGTCTACACTGGCAGTTAGCCGCAACGGGTCTATCAGACGGAGAAGCTCAGTATGACAAGTTTTTATGAAGGCACTATCAGTGACAACCCCACAAACGTAGGTACCGGGCCACAAGCACTTGCTAATAACACCACCGGAACCTTTAACACAGCTTACGGTCTTGGTTCTCTGCAAAACAACACTACAGGCGATAACAACACAGCTTCTGGTATTAACTCCCTCTTTTCAAATACAGAAGGGCTTGCTAACACAGCTACTGGGCGTTCCTCCCTCATTAACAACACTACAGGTTCTGGTAATGTAGGTGTGGGTGGCTTAACCAATGCGGGCGTTTATGCTCCCGCTTTTGACCCCACAACAGAAAGCAACCGTATCTCTATGGGCAGCACTGCTGTCACTAATGCCTACATACAAGTGGCTTGGACAACGGTTTCTGATCTGAGGGACAAGACTAACTTTGCACCCGTACCTCACGGCCTCACGTTTGTTACAGCCTTGCAACCTGTAGCATATCAATTTCGTACTGAACGAGATTCCGACGAAACACACGGCAATGTACGATATGGATTCAAGGCGCAAGAGGTTTTAGCTTTAGAAGGTGATAACCCTGTCATTGTTGAAAATGAAGACTTAAACAAGTTGCGTATGACTGACACTGCACTTATACCTGTATTAGTAAACGCAATCAAAGAACAGCAACTAGCGATAGAATCACTCGCAGCCCAAGTTGCGGCTTTGTCTCCATAGGCTTTTAAGCCGCTAGCTATAACAAGGATTAAATATGTCGTATGATGGTAATTCTATTTTTGAACTTGAAGTTGCAAACCCAGATGGCACAGAAGCTAAGAGCCTTGGTGACAATGCTATCCGAGAGATTAAACGAGCCTTAAAGCAAGGGTTCCCCGGCGCTATCCTTGGAGATAGTTACACAGGCACCCTAGCACAACTCACTGCTGCTGTTGCTGCGATAACACCTAGAGGCGTTATTGTCCCATGGTCGGGCAATCAGCTAGTGCTTCCCTATGGCCCTGTAGGTTGGTCAATCTGTGACGGACGACCTCACAAGACAGGCGGCGGTACGACTCCTGATCTCCGTGGACGTTTTATCATGGCGGCGTACCCAGTTTTCAACCAAGCTGGGGCAACAAACCCTTTAGGTATTTATCCGCCGCCTACAGGTGCTAGTGGTGGGTCTACAGACTTGCCGACTCCTGCTGGGACGGTGGGGGGTACCACTCTGACTATTGCAGAGATGCCCGGACATAGACACTTTATAGCGAAAGCGGGGGGCAGCAGAGGGGGCGGGTCATTAGGAGCCGATTCAGCCGTTGCCCAAAGCGGAGGGGGGAACGATAACTTTAATCAGTATAACCTTGGTAATACACAATTAACAGGTGAAGAAGCAGATGTAGGCATCACTTCTCCTAAGGGGGGCGGTGGTTCTCATACCCACTCATTAACACTGACCCCTCCAGTGGCAGGGGCAAACTTGCCACCTTGGTATTCTGTGCTCTATATTATAAAGGATTAAAATGTCGTACAACAGGCAAAGGTTTGAAATAACACAACCTAGTGGGCTGGTCAAAGACTTGTCACCTTATGAGATGGCACCTAATCTCTGGTCGAATGGTTGTAACGTAAACTTCCGCAGAGGACGAACCAATGCTTATGTAGCAAGCTCAAACCCCTACCCCGCTTTAACCCTTGCAGGTAAGCCAACTTTCTTGCAGTGGTACAATGAAAACGGTACAAACTTCTGGCTATACTGTGCAAAGACGGTTGACAGCAGTATTGTTGCAATTACGTCAGGGGCCACTTCCAACACCTTAGGCAGTGGCTTCTTAAACACACGGAACGCAGACTGGGCAGGCTCAGACTTCAATAGTGTTATTGTTCTTAATAATCGAAACAACATCCCCCAAGTAGTTCGGACAATTGGTACAGCTCCTTTTAAGGAGATTGTAGACATGCCTAATTGGGGCACTGTTACTTCAGGCGGCGTTACTACAAATAATGTAGCCCCTTGGGGCGTAGCTTCTCGCTGTGAGGTGATACGCACTTACAAGAACTACATGATGATAATGGATTGCTACGACCAAACCGGACAGCGTTACCCTAACATGGTGAGGTGGAGTGGGCCAGCACAGCTTGGCGGTACACCTAATTCTTTTGACCCCAGTGTTGTTGGGCAACAAGCCGGTTTGTATGCACTCGCTGACACTCCGGGCAGGGTTGTTGATGGTCTGACTCTCGGTGACTATTTCGTTGTCTATAAGTCAGATGCCGTGTGGCTCATGCAGTTCATAGGTGGGCAGTTTACTATGAGCTTTAGAAAGCTCTTTGGGGGTGATTCGGGTATCCTTAGTAAGAACTGTGTAGCAGAATTTCAGGGAAAACATTTTGTTCTTTCCCCCAGCTCTTGCTATGTCCACAACGGTTCTAGTAAAGAAGATGTGATGGATGGCTGGGTTAAAGATGAGTTCTTCAATACAGTTAGTCCTGCTCATGTAGCTGACACTAAGGTGGTAGCAGATAATAACAATAACGAAATGCTCATCTACTACATCTCCCGCACAGCCGCAAGTGATGCAGAAATTGCAGAGGTTGAGCCATACGCAGATAAAGCCCTCGTTTGGAATTGGGTAGAAGCAAAATGGACTTGTAGAGACTTGAACGGCATTGCCCATATCGCGGAAGGCTACATTGTACCGAACACTGCTGGCGTGGATGATTGGGAGTCTGACGATCAAGCGTGGAACTTAGACCCTACAACGTGGAACGGGCAGACAAACTTTAGTACCCTGCTCGAAGGCTTGCTCATGGCTAGTTACGAAGGGAGTAAGTTTGAAGCTCTTGAATACCCCGAAGGCTCCGACCCCTACGCCCCACTCGCATTTGTTGAAAGGATTGGGCTAGACTTCGAGCAAGACAGACAGTTTAAAATGCTAGAACGTGTTGTCCCTCATATCAAGGGGGTTCTTCCTGTCACTATTAGCATCTATGTGTCTGACATTCAGACTTCTTTCCCTTCAGTCGCGCAAGTAGTTGTGTTTGACCCGCTTACAGATGTAGACGTTGATGTACATTGCTCAGGTAGGTATGTCGGACTCCGCTTTGAGTGTGCGGGTGCATTCCAACTAGATGGCTACACCCTCGAAGGGCAGTTTGTGGGGAGCTTTTAATGGCGTTTGATGACACTATCCCCAGTAGGTACATACGAGACAGTAATATGCCTCTCGATGAAGAAGGGCGTGTACAGTATGTTGCAAGAGAGTTAGACAAGGTAAGCTATCAGTTTGAAACACTAGCGTCTACTGGCAGTGCAGGCCAGCTACTCAGGACACGACGAGACACTACACTGACCGTTGCTGTAACAGCCTCTGACAACACTGTGGAAATGTCCAACACCGGAACAATCACATGCACACTACCTAACGCAACATCCTGCAAGGGCTTGCTACTAACCCTTGTCAAAACAGGTGCAAGTGGCACTTTGAATATTGCCTCAGTAGCGGCCCAAACATCAAAGGGGGTTAACCGTACTGCAACTCCTTGGTCGTTTACGGCGCAGTGGAGTGTGTTACAGATACAGAGCAACGGTACAAACTGGACTACATTAGTTAACGGAGTACCCGCCTAGTGGCTGCTACGTTGCAAGAGGCTTTCCGATGAAAAAGAGCACTCCCTCAAAAGGAAAGGCAAGAGTTAAGATTACAGCTAGTGGTAAGAAGGTGAGCTACGGACAAGCTGGCAAAGCTAAAGATGGAGGTTCTCGTGTTAAGCCGGGGACTTCTAAGGGTGATAGCTATTGTGCTAGAAGTCTAGGGATTAAGAAAGGGCTTTCTAAAGATAAGCAGAGTAATCCCAACACAGCTAATAACCTATCGCGGAAGCGATGGAAGTGCAGCGGGGCGAAGTCAAAGAAATGAAGCGTATCATTAAATCTGAGCTTCAGACTAAGTACCCAGAGCTGGCTCCCTTATTGGCTAAATACATTGAGGAGTTTCCCGAATATGATCTTCACTGTTTGTTGCATAGTGTGTTAGTAGGGGACAGTGTAATGTGGGCTAGCTCTACAAGTTTTGCCATTGGTGCCCCCCTGAACTACCACAACAACGACTACACGTTTATGATCGACACAGCGGCTGGGGACATGCAGGAGCTGCTTCTTTCTATCCCTGCTATAGAAAAAGAAATAAGTGCTTGGGGCTTCAGTGAAGTAGAGATATGTGGAAAGCTGGGGTGGGCTAAGATGATGAAGCCCTACGGCTTTACAGCAAGCCGAGTTATTTTAAAAAAGACAATAGGAGATAATAATGGGCGGTAAGAAAGCACCATCTTCACAAAGCGTTACTACAGGCTGGAAACCCGCCCTTGACGGGGTGGAAAACAACTACTTGCCTAGAGCACAAAATTACTCTGACAACTATGGAGATGGACAAGGCTTATACTCAGGCAGTATTCTCGCAGACCAAGACCCCAACATCCGAAGGGGGCAGGAGATGGCGCTCCGTGGGGGTGATGTTGCTGGTGGCTTGTCCGATACAGCTAATAGAGCTTGGCAGGGTTTCATCGACTACGACCCAAACAGTGTTCAGAACCAAGCCTCAAGAGATGCACTACGCGCTAACGCTTCTGCTCAATTCAACGAAGTTATAAGACCGGGGGTAGAAGACCTTGGTACATCGTCTGGGCAGTTTGGTGGAAATCAGCAAAACTTAGCATTGGGAGCTGCAACAGCGCCTCTCTCTAGGGCTATCGCTGACAATGAATACGGCCTGATGGATGCAGATCGTGAAAGAGCGATGCGGGCAATTGGTATGACAGGAGAGATGCAGAACAACTCACTGTTCAGTAGTCAGATAGTTGGGGATGTAGGACAACAACGCCAGCGGAGAGGGCAGCAAGAGAGGCTGGACGAGATTCAACAGTATGAAGCTCCTCGTCGCAATTCGTACCAGAGCGCTCTTGAAGTGGGTGGCCTCTACTCTCCGTTTGTTGGAGCTTCTCAAACAACCCAAGGCACTGGGACGCCGGGTAGTGCCGGGGCAGGAGGGGTGGTTAGTGGTGCCCTTGGTGGCGCGGCAGTTGGGGCTTCAATACCGGGTGCGGGGTTCGTAGGAGCTGCGGCTGGTGCAGTGATTGGCGGGCTGGGAGCGCTGCTGTAATGGCTGCTTCAGCTTGGGATACATCTTCCACAAATATCAACCAGCCTTGGAACCAGAGCGATCTGAATAACTTTGCTCCTGCACAGCCTGCTTTTGGTTCTTCCGCTAGCCCTAGTTGGGGTGGCCCTAATGTGCAGAGTGCTATCAATCAGCCTATTAACCCTCAAGGTAATCCGTTCTTCACACAAGGCGTAAACATTACACCGCCCGGCGCACCACCCGGTATGGACTGGGCTAAGGTAGCGCAGGGGGTGGCAGGGGCATTACAACAACCACCTATGGCTGACACGCCCTCTACGCCCTCTGGGAGCATTAGCATAGGACAGACCCCAACAGGCTTGATGGACTACTACAGCCGCCTAGAACGCTTAGAACCAGCACTGATGCCACAAGATAGTGACATGGGATTACTTTCAGCACCACGAAGAAACTTGAGGAGATAGCATGGCCTTATCATTTGAAGAACGGAGAGCAGATTACCTAAAGCGACAAGCCAGTGGTACTTTGCATCGCAACCCTTTTGAGGGCCTTTTGGACTACACAGGAGGCGAGTTAGCAAAGACTGCGGGGATGGTTCCTGAGGGGTATGGCTTGCTCGCTGACTTCGTTACAGAGCCAGTGGGGAGGCTCGCTTCCACTGCTGCTTCAAACTATAGCAACGCTCAGGCTGGGCAGATGGCTGGCCTCAACCAGCTACCAGACGGTACACAGCTAGCTAGTCCTGATAATTCTCCAGAAGCAATGGCTGCTAGGGCAGCTCAGTTTCCGGGGGGTGTTCCAGACAACTCCCCCGAAGCAATGGCTTCACGGGTGAGAGCACGAACCCCTTTAGAGGAGATAGTGCCTACGGGAGAGAGGAAACCTGAGCCTAGCACTCCAGAGGCTGCTCTTGCGAAAGCGACAGCTCCTAACCCCGGAGAGCCTGAGAATGAAGCGACTGTCAGAGGGGCTATGATTACGGCTGCTGCTGCTTCTAAAAAGGCAGGTGGAGAGTCCTCTGTGAACTTAACAGAGACACTAGACGATAACCCTGATGCTTCTGTTGGAGAAGTGTCTCTTGCGTACTCCCTAGACCTAGCACTGGGTGTTAAGAAAAGTGTGGGACAGGACTGGGACAAGCAAGAGAACTCCGCTTGGGACAACTTCACTGGGATGTATGACCTTGCCACTGTAGGCTTGAACCTTATGGCTCTGAGTGGTGGACAAGGAACCCTTACGCAGAACTTAGGCATAGCTCTGTCTGCTGGAAGGGCTGCTAAGGTGGAGCAAGAGGAGCAGGGTCTTGCTGCTGCTGCTGCTGCAAGGGCAGAGGGTAGAGAGGATGCAGCTCTTAGGGTTACGCAGGCTGAGGCTGCTACAAAAGCCCTTAATGCTACTTCACTGGCCGCTCGGAGACTTGACCAAGGAGATACAGATGCTAGGAATGCTACGACGAATGAGGCTAACGCAGTTAGTAGGGCGATAGCGGCGGAAGCTCGGGCGCTTGCAGCCAAAACTGGCGCAAGCAGTGCTAAACAGGCTCAACCAACGAAAGTTCAAACAGACACTGTAGAGGCGCTGTTCAAGGAAAGAGACATAAAGGGCCTCGACCCTAGTATAGCACCTTCAGTGAAGTCAAGGACGTTAGAACTCTATGCCATTTATTCAGGTAGGGCAGGGGAGCGTGTACCCCGCCGAGAGGTATTTGAGATGGCTTTGTCAGACGCAGGTCTGGAGAAAGAGGGCACTTTCCGTAATAGAGTGGTGTCTCCCTGATGGACAGACCTGAGTGGGCTATTCTCCCCGGCGACCCCGAAGCAGACTTAGCAGATGCAAGGATCAGTGATAGACCCGACTGGGCTAGGCTTCCAGAGGATGATGGCAGACCTGATTGGGCTAGGCTTCCGGGAGATGATGAAGCTAGTTTTGAAAACAGAGATTCCATGCCTTACGAACAGAGGCAGGGGCTTTTTGGTGCAGGTATGGATTCCTTCTGGGGGCTGGCGCAAAGTGGAATTGGGAAAGTTGCAGGTATGGTTGACCAGCCAGAGCTATCAGCCCGTTTGCTAGAAAGTTCCGATATAAACATGGCTGCTGCTAATGCTGTACCGAGGGATGGTATAGTCGATGATGTTATCTTTGCTGCGGGACAGGCTGTACCAGCCATAGGAGTGGGTATAGCTGGCGCTGTTGCTGCCCCCTTTGTTGGTTTGAAGTCTATAGCCGGTGCTGGTATATTTGGCTTTGCTGCCTCATGGGGTGTGAATGTTGGAGACTTCCTGAACAAGCAGCTCGAAGAAGACCCCGACTATGAGCCTACGCTCGGAGACTTAGCGACTCCTACGTTGATGGCAGGTTTTGACTTAGCGCCGGGTGTCGGCCCCCTTGCAAGGAGCCTCAAGATTCTAAAGCCCCTAGGCGATGCTGTTGCTGATTCCGTAGTGGACACTGCTGTAAAGGCAGGGGCAAAGGTAACTCTTGGTAAGTTTGGCACAGAGGTTTCTAAAGCTGCTGCTGGCAGTGCCGTAGTAGAAGCCGCTCAAGACCTGACAGGGAGTATCGGAGCTGTTCTTACTACAGGTAATGAACTGACTCCAGAGAAGCTCGATAGCTTTGCAAGGGCCGCTGCTTATGAAGGGCTGATCGGAGGTATCCTTGGTGTACCACTAGGTGGTGCTTCTTTTGCCAGCAACCAGCTTGTTGAAGCGCAAGTAAGGTTTGATGAAAACTATGTT